ATGCCAAGGCGCTTGTCGATGCTCTCCTGCAGCGCCTTGACCTTGTTGCTCTCGTCCACGCTGATGTGCACGCTGCCGGACGGCCCCTGGTAGCCCATGGAGGCCAGCTTCGCCGCGGCGGCCATCTTGTTGCCCAGCGCGATCTGGTGCTCGGCCAGGCGCACCACCTGGTCCTCGGTCATCTCGGCGGTGATGAGGTCCTCCGCCTCGGCCAGCTCCTTCTTCACCTCGTCGGTCAGCCCATCGGCCTTCTCGATGAGGTTGCGGAACTGGGTCAGGCGGGCCTCGCGCTGCTCGGCGAGCTGCCGGGTCTGCTGCGCCTGGGCCGCCAGCGACTCGGCCAGGATGCGTTTCACGTCCGACTCCGACAGCGCCGTGCCGTCGCCGCCGGCGGGCGTCGGGGTGTTGATGCTCAGCGTGACCGCCTGCTCGCCGATGGACTCGGCCAGCGACTTGCCGGTCGCCTCGAACTGGCCGCACAGGGCCTCCAGCGCCTTCTGGTCCTCGCCCAGCGCCTTGGCGCTCGACTCGAAGGCCGCCACCAACTGGGCCACCACCGCCTCGGCCAGCTTGAGCCCCTGCAGCTTCTCCTGCAGCTTCTTCAGCCACTCTTTCATGGTCGCCTGCACCTCTGTGGTCAATAACCGCTCGACGCGCGGCCCGACATAGGTCGGCACCGTGCCCGTGGAATCCTCGGAGAGCCGGATGGGGTCCAGTCGCTTGATGACCGGCCGCGGCGTCAGCGCCGCACCGAGCAACGTCGCCCCGTGGTGCTCCCGCTTCTCGTTGTCCTGCCAGTTGTCGTGGAACTCGGCGGAGACGTAGATGAACCCCCGCTTCTGGATGGCCTCCAGCCCGTACTCGGTCAGCTCCACCTTGCCGCGGAGCTTGTCCCCGTCCAGGAACAGCGAGCGCAGGAACCCGGCCGCGCCGCCGGAGGGGTTGTGCGCCAGGTCGAAGACCAGCTCCTGGCCGATGACCCCGGCCTCGAAGTTGCGCACCATCGACAGCAGCATCTCCCGGGTGATCTCGAACTCCCCGTAGCGGGGATCGAAGAACGTCCCGGCGCGGGTGATGTTCACCACCACCTCGCGCTTGCCTTCGGACAGCGCCCGCGCATCCACGCGGTCGCCCAGGATCCGGCGCACGCCCTCCGGCGCCCGCGCCTCAAGCCTGAAGATCCGCCCCGCCGCCGTCACATCGCCACCTCCAACGAAAAAGCCCGGACCGGTCCCCGCGCATCCACGCGGAAACCGAACCGGGCTCGATCACCTCTTTCGGTTGTCGCCTACCCTAGTGGGGCTGACAAGACAGGACCATGGGAAATCGTGTCACGCACAGGGCTGTGCGCTAAACTGTGCTCCATCGTGGTACTGGTCGTCACCGGCTGGCTTCCAGGTTTTCGCCGGTCGCTGGCATCCTGGGTGAAGGTACCGCGGGTTGCCCTTCCGGTTTTGCCACCGCGCCCCCGGCTCATCCGTCCGGTACACCTCCCCACACAAGCTGCAGCGCCGCTCATGTGGCTTCGCGAAATTCGTCATGAGCCCCCCACGCTGACAGAGACACGGGCACCCTCACCCACCCCTTGCACCGGCACAGCGCCAGCCCCTCCGCCACCTTCACGCATCGGGACCGGATCACCTCGCCGTCGAAGATCCGGCGCCCGCAGGCCGGGCAGTCCACCGGCGCCGGCCGTACCACCGGCCGAGCCAGACGGGCGGCGCCTTCAGCTCTCGGCATTCTCCGGCGCCTCGGCATCAATATCCGCATCTGTCAGCGGCGGCCGCCGGCCGGCGATTGCCGCCTCCATCAAATCCGCCACCCGCTCCTCGAGCTCGGGCGGCACCCGGGCCAGGGTGAAGCCCACCGGCCCCACGGACTCCTCGTAGCGGTTGATCAGTCGTCGGGTGATCACAGCAGCGTCTCCTGTACGAACCGGGTGAACGCCGGGGCCAGGAGCTCCAGCAGCTCCTCCTCCAGCCCGCCGCGGCCATAGGCCATCAGGTCGAAGATGTTGGCGAAGGCTTCCGCCGCCTGGCGGTGGCGCCACGCCTTGTAGTATCTGAGCGAGTGGCCGCGCCCGCTCTTGTTCAGCGTGATGGACCCCACCAGGTCCATGATATTCAAGTAGGACTCGTGCCCGTTCGGGAAGTTGTCCGCGATGAATCCAATATCATCGTACTCCGAAGCGGCCCAGTAGTCGGATCCTACGGATTTCTTCCATGCCGGCGTGCCACGGGCCCATACCTGGCCCCAGATGTCCGCCCTCTCCTGGAACAGGCGATCCAGCCGCGCCACCAGCCGGTCCCGCAGGGCCGATGAGCCGTCCGCCTCCGGGTGCAGCCGCCGGAGCTCATCCAGCAGCGGGTGCGATTTCTCCGCAAAGGCCAGGTAGCGGGCCTGCTGGTAGGCCGATTCGCTGAACCGGCGGCCACGGAAGCGGTCGGCCAGCGCCTCGCTGGAGCCCACCATGCGCTTGTAGGCCTCCCGCCGGCGGGTGCGCCACAGCTTGTCATCCGTTTTCACCGCCTCCCGGCCGGCCGGGCTGTCCGAGGCGTAGCGGGCCCCGGGCCCGCGGTGCTGGTGGTCGATATAGTGCCCGTACTCGTGCCGCCAGGAGCGCCGCCCGTCCGGTGTGCCCGGGTCGAGTCGCCGGCCCATCATCACTCCGCCCTGGAGGTGATAGGCTCCGTGTTCGCTGTCCGGCGCGATGTAGCGCGGCGGCGGGAACCGGTCGATGATGTCGCGGATCTCCTGCGGCGCCCCGTCCCAGGCGGGAGCCCAGTGCTGCGCCCGGGCGGCGTCATCCGTCAGCGCCGGTGGCGGGGTCTTCGGCAGCGCCCACTTCGAGGGCTCGATGCCGCGGCGCTCATACTTCACCTTCAACACCTTCCAGGGCGTCGCGATCTCGTTCTCGCGCAGGTAACCCAGCTCCAGCGCCTTCTGCTTGTGCCAACCGCCAAGCACCGCCGCCTGGCGCGCCGGAGTCTGCCGTGCCAGCCACTCCAGGCGATCCTCCGCTCCGGCCCGGTCGGCCTCGCTCACTTCGTCCTCGAACACGATCTCCACGAAGGACAGCGTGTTGGGGTGCGCCGGCCAAGGGCACCGCTCGCGGGATGGATAGACGCCCGGCCCCAGGCCGTGGAGGTTGGCGCTGGCATGCAGATCGCAGATGTCGTGCTCCGGGTGCCGCGGAGAGAGCAGAAACCGCCACCCGGCGAACCCCTCGGTGCCCTCGCCGCCGGCCATGTAGGCCTCCCCGTGGGCCCGGTTGATCTCGGTGCGCATGAGCCGCCGCGCCTGGTCGTATGGGTTGCCCTGGGTCGCCATCAGCGCCTGGCCGGCCCCGTTCGCGACGCTATCCGCACGGGCGGCGTCCATTTGTGACTGGGTGTCCTTCGGTATCACCTCGCCGCGCAGCAGGAGCTCCCGTGCCGCTCTGCTGGCGGAATGCCCCTGCAGCACAGCCTGTTCGATTGAGCCGCGCAGCACCTCGGTGGTGCGCTGGTTGATGCGCCAGATCCGGTCCGATAGCTGCAGGCCGTCCTCGGCCACGAACCGCTGGACGAACCACACCGCGTCGTCAGCCACCCGGGTCAGATCCTGGCTGATGCGCAGGGCATCCCCGGCCCAGGGCTGCACCCCGAGGTCGGCCGCCTGGACCAGCCCCTTGGCCAGCACCTCGTCGCGGGCGGTGGCCAGCTGCGACAGCCGGCTGTCCACCTGCCCCATCAACTCCTGCAGCACCTCCAGCTGCAGCATACCCGCCCCGTCGGCATATCCGCGGATCTCCCGCTCGATGTCCCGCCGTGCCGTCGAGTAGATGCGCTCCAGGTCTGCGAGCTGGTCCCGGTCGAGGGACTGCATCGCCCGCCGCGCCTTGAGCGAGGCCCGGCGGATGCCGGACTTGCGCGCCGTGCGGGTGTTGGTGGCCATCAGAACAGGCGCTCCTGCTCCGGCTTCGGCCCGTTGCGCGCCTCGTCCTGCTCGCGCCGCCGCGCCACCCGCTCCTCGTGCTCGTGGATGTAGTCGGCCCGCTGCGGCGGCGTGTCCGGGATCGCGTACTCCGCCACGGCCAGCTGCCGGCGGTACCGGTAGACGCAGGCGTCCAGCCCCCACTTCTGAGCCGGGGTCAGCACCGTGTCCGGCTCGTGCTCAGCCAGCCAGGCCAGGGCGCGCACGAACCGGATTGCCCAGGCGGAATAGCCCAGGTTGCACCGGGACAGGTCCAGGGCCTTGGCGCGCTCGGTCCGGGTCATGAGCGGGTCGTGATACTGGTGGCGCTCTCTCCCTTCGGCGCGTTGCCCGGGGTGACGCTCACCCGGGGTCGGTTGGGCGGGTCCTGGTAGGCCCCCGGGTCCGGGTAGGGGTCGGTATTCTTCGCCTCTTCCTTCAGCCGCTCGCGGATCACCGACGGATCGAGGCCGGCTGCGTCCCATGCCGTCCCGCGGTCAACACCGATGGCCTGGTACTTCAGGGCGAGGTCGGCGCGCTGGTTCGGCGTATCGGTGCGCCGCTCGGCGAACACCACCTCGAAGTCATAGGCATCCGGGTTGATTCCGGCCAGGAGCAGGTCGAGCCTGAACCCGAGCTCATAGGCGAACGCCTGGGTGTCCTGCAGGGCGTCGATCTCGTCGAAGTAGTCCCGCTTCAGGTCCTCGAGGACATCCCGGTTCAGTTCGTCGGCGTAGCCGAAAAGCCCCTTCGGCGCCGGGGCCCCGGAGAAGAAGGTGTCCAGCAGGTGTACCACATCGGCGATCTGGTCCAGGTTCGCGTCCCCCTGGACCGCCGTCACCGCGCCCTTCCGGTTCAGGTAGTAGTTCGTGGTGATGGTGGTCTGGTCTTCCTCGACCTTCGCCTGGTAGGTCTCCAGGTCCTCCGGGGTCGCCCCCTCCAGCACATGGGCCGTGCGCATCGGCGCCCGCTCCCGCCGTCGGATGACCATGTCCTCCTCGGTCATGGTCAGCTTCCGCCATGGTGTGCGGCTGGCGTCGAGGTAGGGCCGCCCGAGGGCGCCCTGGTCGTCGTAGTTGTCCGGGGTCAGCCGCACCAGGGTGAGCTGCCACAGGGCGAAGCTGGCCAGCTTCATCCCGGTGGTGAGGTCGTACTGCTCGTAGGCCGCGGCAGGGTCCTTCAGACGCCCGTTGCCGTCCACCACGGGCAGCAGCGTCTCCGATGGCATCCGGTAGCCGCCGGCCACCCGCCCGTCGGCGCCGATCACCCATTGCAGCGGCAGGTTCCCCTCCATCGCCAGGCCCCGGGCGTCGCTCTCCAGCTTCTCCTGCCGGTGCAGCATCAGCCGCCGCTCGAACGCCATCCAGGCCCGGGAGATGCGCGCGCTCTCCGCTCCAGCGCCCCAGCGCAGCCGCAGGCCCCCCTTCACTGAGGTGCGCGCCATGCGGGTATGAATCTTCTTCACCCGCGGGTCGAGCCGGTCCATCTCCCGGATGTCGAGGATGGCCGCCCGCAGGTCCGGGTCCACCCACATCTGCCGGTAGAGGTACTTCAGCGAGTTCTCCGGTGTCGCCCGCCGGCCGCGCTCGCTGGTGGGCCCGGATCCGCCGCCGGACTGCCGCTGCGCTGCCTCCAGCGCCGAGCGCGGGAGCGTGCCGACCCCCAGCTGCAGGTAACGCTGCTGGATGGTGTAGATGTCTGCCATTGCCGTCTCCTTCAGGCCGCGCCCAGCAGCTGCTGCCGTGTCCGCTGCCCAAGCAGTACAGAGGTATTGACCGCCACCGCCCCGCGGGTCACCAGCCCCCACACGGCGGCCATGGCCGCGTCGAACAGGTCATCCCCGATCTCCTTCCGCGCCCGCTGGTAGCTGGCATAGGTCGCCTTCGTGGGCACCGCGCGGATGTTCGGCAGCTGCCGCACCATCTCGCGCAAGTCGGCGGTGTCCGGGTCGGAGGGGTCCAGGTCGTCGAAATAGGGGATCGCGGCGTGGTTGTGGTGGAACACCGAGCGCAGCGCTTGGGCCATGGAGTGCTTCGTCATCCCCTCGAAGCGGATGGGCGCGAACGGCCACTCCGGCCAGGTGCTGGCGGTGCTCTCCCCGTCCCCGATGGTCCGCCGGTCGATGGGGGTCAGCCCCTCCTGGAAGAGCTCGTCGCAGAGCTGGGTCAGCATGCCCACCCCGTAGGCGTCCCCCAGGGCTGTGTCCGGCATCCAATAGCGCCAGAATCCCTTCAGGTCGCGCTTCACCACCTGGTCATCCTCGCCCGGGCTCCAGGTCTTCGCGAAAGGAAAGGTGATGAAGTTGCCGATCTGCTCCACCACCACCAGCGCGTGCCGCGAGCTCCTCGGGTCCTCGCCATGGCCGCCGGCGTCATAGCCGAACCCGACGAGCCCCCGCCGTTTGTAGACCGCCCCGGGCAGCGGATTGGCAATCTCCAGCCCCGCCTGCAGGCCCACGGAGAGTGCCCGGCGCACGTACTTCTCCCAGATCAGGTTCCTGCTGGAGGTGTTGATGCAGAGCAGCTGCCGGGTGTACTCGTCCGCGCTGAGCTGCTCCCGCATGGAGGCCATGAAGGAGGCGTTCAGCAGCCCCAGGTCGGCCGCGTTCACCGCGTTGGCGATGGGCACGGGGAAGTCGTAGGCGTCCGCCTCCACCGCCTCCGCGTCCAGCTCCCCGATCGAGATAAGGTGCCGCACCTCGTCACGGGCCCGGTCGCCATGGAAGCAGCCGATGGCGTGGTATTTCCCGGCGTGCAGCAGGTCGGTCAAGGTGTCGGCGCCCTTGAACACCCCGGTGATGCGGATCTGCGGGTCGTTCTGGCTTTCCGCCGAGGCGCCCAGCCGCCGGGTGGCGCCCAGCATCAGCAGGAAGCGGCTGAACAACCGGTCCCGTGGCATGTCGTCCACCTCCTCGAGGGAGGCGGAGGTGAGATCCCCGCCGTCAACCTGCGCCATGATGCCGTAGGCCCGGGCCATCGAACGGTTGGCGAACTGGTAGTAGGTGTCCGCGATCTGCTTCCGCCCGCCCTTGTGGGCCAGCCAGGCGTCGAGAATCTCGGACCGGCGGATGGCGTCCAGGTGATAACCGAGATTCACCAGGCTCTGCGCCTCCCGCGGCGCCACGATGCCCTCCTCCTGGTCGGCGTTGGTGGCGTTGTGCTTGAGCTGGTGTAGCTCCTTGACGGCCGTCTTGCCGGTGCGGCGGCTGCTGAAGTCGATAGTGTTCGGGTGCTCGTCCATCTCGATGCACTTCAGCACCTGGATGGAATCCAGCTCCACGTTGTGCACATGCTTGTGCCACAGGGCATGGTCGTGGGCGTAGCGCATCACCTCCCGCTCGGCCACGTTCTGCAGCCGGACGCGCTGGGCTGCTGATACCCGCTCAGCCATCCTCGCCGTCCTGGTCAACGGTCACCGGGAGCTCACGCCGGTAGCTCCTCGACACCAGATCGCGCAGCGCCTCCGTGGCCTCCGCCTGCCGGCGCTGGAACTCAAGCAGGCCGGCCCGCGCCTGCCCCTGGTCCTCCAGGTGCCCGCGGAGCGTGTCCTGCTCATCCTGCACCTTCGGCGTCATCCCCATGTCGCCCAGGGTCAGGTTGTTCTTCGCGACGAGCTCACCGAGGATCTTCAGCAGCGGGTGGGCGTTGATCTCGTGAATCATCCGCCGCTCACCTTCGCTGTCCGTGTACTCGGCCAGATGGAAGCAGCCTTCCTTGTCGTAGTACCAGGCCGGGGTCTTGAGGCGCACTCCGTCCGCGATGATGGCCAGGATGATGTCGTCGATGATGGCCTGGACGTTCGCCTGGAGGTCGGCCCGCAGCTCCATCAGCAGACCCGGATCCCGGGTCTCGAAGGCGATGTGATGGCGCATGAACAGCTCGGTGCGCCGCAGGCAGGCCGGCTGCTGGATGCAGTAGCCCCAGTCCACGTCGCAGCTCTCGCAATGGGGATACCCGCCGGGCTTGGCGGGGAAGTAGGTCGCCGTCCGCGCCGCCAGCCCGTGCTTCATCGCGTTGAAGCGAGTCCGCAGCGCCTCCTCCGGCGTCGGGTGCCCGGCCAGGTTCTTGGCCGCGATGGCCTTCCCCTCGGGCGATCTCGGCCCCGTGGCGTGCGCCCAGGCCTTGAACAGCCCCGCCTCCCGCGGGTCCTGCTCAGCCTCCGCCCCGCACCGGGGGCAGACCGCGAAGTATCGGAACGGATGCCACTCCCGCTCCGGCGCATCATCCACCCGCCCGGGTGCCGCGGCGAACCCATGCCCCTCCGGACACCGGAACGTCACCTCACCCCGCGGCTGATCCGATCGTACCTTTCCCATCCTCCAGAGGATGGAGGCACGGTCAAGACAGGAAAATGGGAAATCGTGTCAGGCACTTAAGACAGGAACGGCCGGCGGCGACGGGACCCTGTCACGAGCCCTTTTCAATAAATTCAGGGCGAGCGAAAGTGTCGATACTGCAATGGGTTAGAAATCTCTGCCGGAACGGCTGGGAGGGATTACTTCATCATTCGGGCGGCCAGCACGATCAGCGCAAGGATCACGGCCTCGCTGAGGCCGGCATTGATCGTGATATCGCCGATTTCCACAAGCACCATGTTGGGCTCCATGAAAACTGGAAAGCCCGCACTGGGCGGGCTCCGGGCACAAAAAAACCCGCCGAAGCGGGTTGACGGTCACAGCATGTGGGGTGCGCACCCTGGGCCGTGGGCACAAAAAAACCGCCATCAGGCGGTCATTTCTTCAGGGCGCACGAACCCCGGGTGAAGTTATCGGCTGAACGAACATGGGCGTCAACTGATTTTTCCCATGAATCGCCAATGTGTTATGCAACCATCCACATCTTCCGTGGCAGCTCAACATGGACAAGCCTGGTTCCCAGTAAGGCGCGCTCGGGGAGCCAATCCAATTCAGGTCCTGATCCAGGACCTCAGCACACAGCAGACACCCAAGATTGCCGGAGGTTGCGTCCACAACCTCCGGCTTCTTTTTTGTAGGTATCGCTGCGCGCTTCGCGGTTTTCCGAGACAAGCAGACACCCGCTTACGTCACAAAAACAGCCATCATACCGCAGCTAATACTACAATCCCGGTATCCGCAATGCCAACAGGTGATTCCGTATCAGGCTCCTGGAAGGTGGGATACCAAGGAGCGCATGCGGTCCACGTCGGGATGCACATACCCCATAGTGGTGCTGATGTTGGTGTGGCCCAGCAGTTCCTGCAGGGGGCGGATGTCTCCCTGTGCGGCGAGCAGGGCGGCCATCGTGTGACACAGTCGGTGGGGCGTAATCCTCTCGCCCAACTCCTTCGACAGGCGGTGGAAGAATCCACCCACCTGGTCCACCCGCATCTTTCGCCCCTTGTACTTGGGATAGAACAGGGTGACGTTGTAGATCTGATGGGCGGGTGAAGGCTTTCCCCCCAGGCGTTCTTCGGTCCGCTCGTACAGCGTCATGAGATCTTCAAGCACTTCCGGTGCAAGCGGCACCATCCATTCGCGGTGTGTCTTGCAGGTCTCGGCGCGAATGCGCCAGACCCCGTTGACCATGTCAAAATCACCCCACCTCAGCTCGACGATCTGCCGACGGCGGACACCAGTGTAGTAGAAGGCCCGGATCACCATC